GTGTAAATGCGCTGGAAGATAAGGTACGCTTACTTATTGACAACGCGGAAGTAAGGTTTGAGGAGCGTAGGGAATCGCTCAGGATGTCTCAGAAGGCAGATATGAAAGAGCTAGAAGATAGGCTCACGGCTAAACTACAACGCGCACTAGACAATCCTTTAGCGGATTAGGAGGCAAAATGTTTGATGCTATTAAAAACGTAGTGGGGGCTGTTGCACCTACACTCGGAACGGCTCTCGGAGGCCCACTTGGTGGTGCCGCTGCATCTATGATTTCTGATGCCCTTGGATGTGATAATGATGAGAAATCAATCAATAAGGCACTGCAATCTGCTACTCCAGATGAACTTGCGGTGGTGAAAGAGGCTGACCGCGAATTCGATGCCAAGATGAAAGAGCTTGATGTTGACCTGTTTGCGCTTGAAACACAAGATAAACAAGATGCACGTAAACACTTTGCTAAAGATTGGACAGCAAAGTTTATCGGGTTAATCATGGTTGTCTTCTTCTGCTCGTACATAGCTATGATTACGGTTATGCCACCTGAGCAGAATTCCATGGAGCTGATTAACCTAGTGCTGGGCTACATGGGTGGCCTCGTATCGGCAGTCATTTCCTTCTACTTCGGTGCATCTCAAAAACAGGATTGACCATGAAGAAAGAAGACTATGATCTGAACAATGACGGAGTATTAGACGCGGAAGAGCGCCAGATAATGCTCGAAGATAAACGACGTTCGATGGAAGACGCCGATGCCAAACGAGACGCACAGCGTAAAATGGCGTGGTTTTCGTTGACTGGAATGCTTGTATTTCCTTTTGGGGTCGTGCTAACAGAGTATCTAAACCTTCCTAATGCTAGTACATTGTTGTCATCCATGTCGAATATTTACTACGTTTCAATCGCTGCCATCGTCGCTGCGTACTACGGCTTCAGCAACATGGGAGGTAAGGATTAGTGATCCTTAACATGGAGCGTGACGCTCTAATCGTGGAGCTTATCGAGGAGCTTCATAACTTGGCCCAAGCCTCTGAGGACCAAGAAGAAGATATACGAGACCTAGCGGACTGTATCGCTTACATGCGTGGATTATGGAAAGCCGAAAGAAAACGGTTTAGAAAAGAAGAAGGAAGTGCCCTATGAAAGAGAATTTTGAAAAATGCCTTGAGATGCTTCTCAAGCATGAAGGTGGTTTTGTAAACCACCCAAAAGACCCCGGCGGAATGACTAATCTGGGGGTTACTAAACGGGTGTTAGAAGAATTTTTAGGTCGGGAAGTATCGGAAGATGATATGCGGAACCTGACGGCAGAGTCTGTAGCGCCACTCTATAAAGCAAAGTATTGGGACAAGGTAGGCGGCGACAACCTACCTAGCGGAGTGGACTGGTGCGCGTTTGACTGGGCGGTAAACTCCGGCCCAGCTAGGGCGGTAAAAGCCATGCAGCAAATCGTTGATACAGAAGCCGACGGGCTTATTGGACCTAACACCTTGCGAAGCATAGCCGCGGAAGACCCTAAACACGTTATCGAAGGCATGTACGCAGTGCGGCAAAAGTTCTATGAAGGATTGAAAACTTTTGATACATTTGGTAAAGGGTGGACACGTCGTAACGAAGAAACACGTGAGCAAGCGTTAGGGATGGTATCCGATGCGTAAAACTGTTGAAGCTAGACAAATTAAAGGTGTAGTAGAGCCAGCTCATATGGTAGAAGTAGTTTGCGCCCACTGCGGTTTTGACCTAGACGAAACAGAAATCAGTGCTGATACTTGTTCAGATTGTGGGCAAACACTAAATTTGAAGCAGAGTGTAGCTATTACTGTAACTACAATGCCTTCTATATTTGGCGATACCATGTAGGTTACGATATGCCGTTAAAAAAGTTAGTATTTAAACCGGGTATTAACCGCGAAACTACACCGTATGCAAACGAAAGCGGTTGGTACGAATGCGATAAAATCCGTTTCCGCCAAGGCTTACCTGAAAAAGTCGGGGGGTGGGTGCGTATTTCATCCGCGACTTTCCAAGGAGTATGCCGATCGTTATGGAATTGGGTTACGCTCGGAAACAGCAATCTTGTTGGTGTTGGAACTAATTTAAAATTCTATATCGAGCAGGGCGCCCAATATAACGACATTACCCCTATCCGTGCGACTACTGCCGCGGGAGACGTTACATTTGCTGCCACTTCAGGCAGTATGACACTGACAGTTACAGATGTAGCGCATGATGCGCGCGTTGACGATTTCGTTACCTTTAGTGGCGCAGTGTCCCTCGGTGGTAACATTACTGCAGACATACTAAACCAAGAGTATCAGATAACTGCCGTACCTAGTGCCGATACTTACGAAGTCGAATCTACAGTAGCCGCAAGTGCGTCAGATACGGGGAATGGTGGTTCTTCCGTAGTTGGGGCGTATCAGATACGTACTGGTGAAGCGCTAGACGTACCATTCACAGGATGGGGAGGCGGCGGTTGGAGCACTGGGACGTGGGGTGTTGGCGGTACGTCTACAGAAGGCATACGTTTGTGGAGTCAGTCTAACTTCGGTGAAGACTTAATTTTTGGGCCCCGCGGGGGAGCTATTTTTTATTGGGACGCTGGTAGTGGTCCTACAACCCGTGCGGTATACTTGTCATCTCTATCGGGCGCATCCGATGTACCCGAATCCCAGAATTTGCTGTTAGTGTCGGATATAAGTCGATTTGTATTCGCATTTGGGACTAATGAGTTAGGCTCATCGATCATTGACCCGATGCTTATTCGCTGGTCAGACCAAGAAGATGCTACTAACTGGACACCAGCATCAACGAACCAAGCGGGCTCTTTGCGGTTGTCACGAGGTGCCGAAATTATAGCGGCGCGTCAATCACGCCAAGAAGTGCTCGTTTGGACCAATTCTTCCTTGTATTCTCTACAGTATCTAGGCGCACCAGCTGTTTGGGGTGCGCAGCTTGTTGGGGACAATATATCTATCGTAGCCCCTAATGGCACTGCCTATGCTAATGGCACTGCGTTTTGGATGGGGCAGGATAAGTTTTACATGTATGATGGTCGCGTCCAGACACTGCCATGTTCTATCCGCAGATACATATTTGACGATATAAATCACCTCCAATTTTCGCAAGTTTTTGCAGGTACAAACGAAGCATTCCACGAAGTTTGGTGGTTCTACTGCTCGGGGAATAGTAACACTGTCGATAGGTACGCTATCTTCAACTATGTTGAAAACACGTGGTATTACGGGACGTTAGCGCGCACTGCGTGGTTAGATTCTGGATTGCGTGATACACCGATTGCGGCTACCTACGCTAATAACTTAGTCGACCATGAATCTGGGTGCTGCGATAACGTCACTGGAACTCCCGAACCTATCCATGCGTATATATTATCCGGGCAATTTGACATCGATGACGGCGATAGATTCGCGCTAGTTTCCCGTATCCTGCCGGATATGACGTTTACAGGGTCTACTAGCTCCACACCGTCAGCGGTTATGACATTATACCCACTGCAGAATTCAGGTTCTTCTTATAATAGCCCTCTGTCAGAAGGTGGTGAATCTGGGGGTACCGTCACTCGTTCCGCTACAATTCCTGTGGAGCAATACACCGGACAACTCTATACCCGAATCAGGGGGCGCCAGATGGCGTTAAAAGTTGAGTCTACGAGCAGTGGTACCCAGTGGCAGCTGGGGGCTCCCCGGATTGACCTGCGACCTGACGGGCGGCGGTAATGGCTAACGATATTGATAGGGCAGAGCCACCAGCGTTACCTCTGCCACCTGAAGAGTACAGCCGACCGTTTATGGACCAGAATAGTAATGTTCTGCGGCTGTTCTTCAACCGAATTACCAATACTATCAACACGCTTCTAAGCACCGATGATGGTGGCAAGTTTCTATACATGCCACGGGGGCTGTTTTACAGCACCACAAACCAGAGCGCGGCAGCTATTAACACTGGGTATCCGATAGAATTTGAAAATACGTATATCGGCAACGGGGTAAGTATAGCGGGTGCAGATAATACACAGATTACTGTGGCGGCTGATGGAGTTTACAACTTCCAAGTGACATTACAGACCGCGCACACGAACTCGTCAGCTGTGCAGGTATGGACTTGGATTAACAAGAACGGCACTGATGTGACCTACGGCGGGCAACAACAAACCGTCGTAGGTAACGCAAACCAACCCGTGTATTGGAACTTTTCTATTGATCTAACCGCAGGAGAGTACATAGAGATGTATTGGGCGACTGACGACACTACTGCATCGCTCGCTACCGAAGCTCCTACCACACCTCATCCCGGTATTCCATCCGCAGTCGTTGCGGTATCATTTGTTAGCAACTTATAGCGCATCATTGCGTAACATACCGCGTAAAGTATACTCGTCGTACCCTTAACATAAGGAGCGACACGATGACTTTCGATTTTCTTGAACTTTTTAACGCTGTCGGGCGTAGTCAAAAACCCGTATTTGACAACTATAAGCCCGCTGACTCCCTAGACACTGAGATAACCCCCGATAACTTAAACTTAGATAGCCTTGACGTTACCTTAGTTACAGTTATCCTCGCAGAGGCGTATGACATCCCGCCAGAGCTGGAACCTAATTGGCCTACTCAAACTATCCGTACCATACATGACTTCATTATGGAGCATAAACGTCGGAATCCAGAAGACGAGTACGCAACTATCCAAGACCTTGTGAAGGATTTGTCATGATTTATGTTACGAAATACCGTACTGCTAGCACCACTACCACCACTTTAATCGACGACATACCTTACCCCCAATACGTGCATATGATTCCTGAGTCGTATAGGCGGTTTAAGACGGGTTTGTTCTACCCGCCACACCGGCTCCTAGAGTCTTTGTTAGACGAAGAATTAGTAAACTACCTACGTAACACCCCCGTAGCGGGTAAAACTGGGTTTTTATTTGCCGGAGGTAGTCAAGGTTGGCAGGGGACAAGCGCCCGCTACGACAGGAACCCTGACGCCACACTGCACTACAAAGTTAAAGTACCTTTTTTGACCTTGACAAATATATACGCAGGTAAGTTAGCTAGTATGCTTAATGCGCCAGACTACGTATCTACTGACGCAAGTGCTTGCGCCTCTAGTCTCAAAGTACTAATGGAGATGCAGCACTTGATGTGGATGTACGGGTACGATCGGATGATTGTAGCTACTGTTGAAGATTCTGTGCATAACAACACGTTAGAGTTTTTTGGGGAGTCGGGCGCTAACTTACTACTAAAAGATGGAGGGTGTCCATCAGCATTTGATGACGTGAATACAGGGTTTTTTGTAGGTCAAGGCGCAGCTATCTTCGTGTTCGAAAAAGAGCACGCTAATATGGCCGAACCGGTGGCTAAATTTCTCGGTGCCTACACTGGTGGGGAACGTAACAGTAACCCTTTGGGGCAAACCCCTGATGGGGAGGGGTTTAGTCACGCTATTGAAGGCGCATTAGATGTAGCCAAACTGCATAAAAATAAAGTAAGATTAGTAAAAACGCATGGTACTGGTACGCCAGTCAACAATGCTGCGGAAAAACAGGCTTTACGACGATCCCTTAACGAGTTTATAGCAACATCATATAAACCACAGATTGGGCATACTGTAGGAGCCAGCGGACTATTGGAGACTGGACTGTTGCTAGACGACATTAAACTAGGTGTTATTCCCGCAATCCCCAACAGGACCAGTGATGATCCTGTGTTTTTGTCTGCCCCCGCGCCTGCCGTAAACGGCCCATTCCTTAGCTTAGCTGCTGGTATGGGTAACATCTATTCAGCCG